TGACTGCCATAACAACCTCCTTCTGGAAAGCCTAGATAGTAGGCTATGGTTTCAAGGTTGTCAAGCTCTATATCGCGTGATACCAAAAAAGAAGGGGCCGAAGCCCCTTCTAGTCCTAAGTAATTGTTTTTACTTAGTTTGCTCCGGCGGAGCCAAAGATACCTAACGGGTCAGAAACCCCAAAAGAATATCTCTCCCTCGCCTTATAGCGAGCATTACCAGTGTCGAAGTCAGCGTCCATGGACGTAGACATAGGCGTCCGCACAAAGTGCTTCAGGCCGTTCGGCACGTCGGTCATGAGGAAGAACGCGTTCGTATCCGTGAGATAGTGGTTAACGGTGTAACCCTCAGGGATGGAACCGTTGTTCCGCAGCGCGTTGAGATCGTTGTCAGCCGTGCCAACGCGACCTTCGGTTTCCAGCAGGCGGGTAGCCACGAACTGGAGTGCCGGGGGCACGATGAGCTTACGGGGCTTGGCAGCGATCAGCAGACCGCGCTCGTCAGTCCAACCAGCGATCTGGATGACAGCAGCCTCAAGAGAAGTTTCGTTGAGGTCTGCACCAACCGTGAACGTGTTGGAGTTGGTACCGCCAGAGACAAGGGGGTGATCCGTAGCGCACAGCACTTTGCCGTCGCCGTAGGTCACACCGGAGCCGCTGAAGGCGTTGTTGAGGATCGCTGCCGCTTTGACCTGCTTGGTGTAGGCCATTGCGCGAGCCAGAGCCTTGGTATAGCGGGAAGACAGGGAGTCGTACAGGTTGTCTTCCATTGCTTCTTCCGTGATGGAGAAGCCCATGGCGATGGTCTCGTGCGTATAGCGGGCGGTCCATGCTTCTTGAGCACTGTCGTACTCGATGGCGGCACCTTCGTTCTTGACAGGCGCTGCTGAGAAGCCAGACAGCTTCACCTCTTCTTCGAAGGAACGGTCCGAGGACTCGGTTTCGAAGATTTCGGCGTGCTCTTCGCCGTACTTGGCGTACTCCATGCCAAAGAGAGCGTTGAGCCCCGGCAGGAGTTCTTTCAGTAGTTGGGCGCGTGAAATAGCCATTTACATCACTCCTTAGACGCCGGTCGTGTTGTTGAACTGATGACCTGCGTTCCACTTCACGTACGCCTCGGTGTAGCCACCGGAGACGTTCTTGGTCTCTTCGACGAGACCCACGATGCGGAAAGGCAGAGTGTTGGTGGTGGCGGACGTGTCGCTGATCGCGCAACGGGAGTTACCCGAAACGGAATCACCGGTGTTGTCCACACCAGCAACATTGGCGCCGATGTCAGTCAGAGCCAAGTCACCAATAACCGTGGTGCCAGACACCACAGCAACCTTGAAGAGCACGTCAGTTGCATCAATGACATAAGCTTCAATGTCGGAAGCAACCGTGCTCGCGGGGTAATACTGCCGGAACACCTTGTAGCCGAGGCTAGGATCGGTGTACGTGCAGCCCATGAACACCCCAATCGGCGTCATAGCAGCGGCGAACGCATCGCGCTCAACAGTACCGCCGGTAACAAGCTTCACAGCATCGCCAGCAAAGATGCTCGTGGCATAGCCAGAGGCAATCTTGTAGTGGCGGGTGACACCCACAAAGGGAACACCGCTGAGCAGCTTGACCGGAACTAGGCCATACGGCCCACTTACAGTCGGATAAGCCATTTTAAGCTCCTAAAAGTATCAAGACCCAGAACCAAAAGTGACCTTCGTCTTCCGCTCGTTGAAGAGAGGCATACGCGGGTCATTCTCTCGCATGAAGTTGTTGTCTACCGATTGCATCTGAGCTTTCGTCTGCTGATCGAAATACTCGTTGCGCTCTTCGACAAGCTCCTTGGGTGCCTTGCATAGCATCAGACCGCCGATCACCACGTTGTCCGCAAACCGTTCATTCTCAACGGTGACCATGGTGATTTCGGGATGGTCCGCTGCTTTCACGGGCTCCCAGCCTTCACGGAGTTTTGAGGAGACGTTCGTGGCGTCCGCCGTACCGAGCGTGCTAACCCGGACCCAGTGATAGGTGTACCCCTCTTCCGGCATGGGATTCGGAAGCAATTCCGGTCGCGTCCAGTGCCGTTTACGGGTCGTCTTTTCACGGGTCTGCAGTTCACGGTTGATTCGGTTCTCAGCCATTTCCTTTCCTCATCTCTTTTGCAACCTGATCGGCGTATTGTTTTGGCGTCAGTCCTAGCCGTTTGGCCAGCGCCACCTGTGTTCGCGTTAGTCTGACCTTTTTAGGTGCTGTGCTCCGCGTTGCGGGTGCGACCACGTTCGTACTGCGTTTCGGTCTTTCGACCGGTGTTTCTGTCTCTTCCTCAAGTCCTTCAAGTTCACTGCCCTCAAAGTTCTCTGGGAAGACCCTCCGCATACGAGAATTAATGGTCTCGTAGTATTCGTCACTCTGTGGGTCAACCCCACCTTTCACTAGCTTTGAATGCAGCCCCAGCGCAAAGCTAGTCATTTCCTCGTCGGTGCCAAACCACGGGTTGGCTTTCTGCCAGTCCTGCGCTTTCGCATCAACTTGTACTTCAGGTACTGCTGGGGCGTTATAAACCGGTTGTCCTTGTTGCGTTTCTACAGGAACTTCTTTTTCCTGTAAAGGTGGTAACTTGATATTAGCAAGTCGCTCCGCTTTAAGTCGAGCGGTAGTCAGTTTGTCTTGCGCCTCTAATACCGCGTCCGCTTCGCCAGACTCGTAGGCCTGACGATACGCTCGCTTAGCCGCTTCAAGCTCAACTGCCGCTGCGCGCTTAGCCTGCTCAACGAGCACGGTCTGGTTCTTACTCACGCTGCCTTGGAGCTTCTTGTTCTCTTCAACAAGTCTCTGGGCTAGGGCTTCAAGCTCCTGGCGTTCCCGCAGGGCCGCTTCCTTGGCCCGGCGCTCGTCGTGGTAGCCCTTGGAGAAGTGCTGGATGCGTCGCCGCACCTTCTCGGAGTAGTCCTGAAGTTCTTCCTCAGTGACCTCCTCGGGCGGGTCGGACGGCTTCCTGCCACGATCTGCTTTCGGCGTATCGTCAACAACTTCTACCTCGACGCCATCTTCTTCGATGACTTCTACCTCGTCATCGTTGTCGGCCTTCGCCTTGCTGGGCTTTTTCATGGGCTCGGCGCTGGTGGGCTCAAGCTCAATCTCCACACCGTCCTCTTTATCAGGGTCGGGGAACTCGTACTCTACTTGTTGGAACGCCATTTAACTCTCCTTACGCTCTCGTAATGCCGCGAGGGTCGGCGACAACAGCTTCAATACTGTCGTCATTCATAAGACGGTACTCGGTACCGCCGAGCTTAAATCTCGTGCCAGAATTAGCACGAAACATTACAAAATCCCCCGATTTACACCACGGGCCGGTCGGGAACCGCTCTTTATCGGCATAGCATTGGTCGCCCATATCAATAACGGCACCAATAATCGACAGCACTTGTTCTTGCTGTTTGATCTGGCTGGTCTTAATTAGCTCGCTGCCGTCAAAGGTCTCTTCGACTTGCGGAAGGGCGATAAGTAGGCGGTAGCCCACGGGCTTGGGGAGTTGCGCTTCAAGCTCCGCTTCGCTTAGTTCGATTACTTCGGCTGCATCAGTCATCGTTGTCATCCATATAGTTGCGCGAGAGGTCTTCTACGAATCGTTTGCTGGCTTCAAGACCCCGAATGAGGCCAACAACTTCCCGGTAATTGGGGTAATCCTTAGCGGACCCCGCAGCCAGAAAGACTTTTGCAGACGAGATTTGCTCGTCGATTTGTTCGCTGAGCACGTCAAAGACGGTTTTAGCCATGGTTACTCTCTACTCGGCCCTTGGTTTTGGCGGTTCTGCATCTCCTGCAGCATCCGCATTTCGAACTCCCGGTCAGCCTGCTGCCGGGCTTGCTTCAACTTGATACCGTCCTTCTGGGCGTCTACGGCCAGTTCAGTCTGGTCAAGCTGGAGTTTTTGCGCCTCAAGGACCGCATCTGCTTGGTCCTTCTGGGCTTTCCGTTGCTGCTCTGAGGCGCGGAGCTGGAGGTCAGCCGCATCCTTCTGGGCCTTGCGCTGCACTTCCTGCGCCTTGACCTGCAGCTCGGCCTGCTGGAGCTGGAACATGGGGTCCTGGGCCTGCTGCTGCGCCTGCTGTGCCGCCGCCTGCTGCTGATGGGCCTGAGTAAGCTGCTTGCCAGCGTCCGCCACGAGGCGGGAGAGCTGGACCTCGATCTCTTCCGGCAGCTCCTCACCGGGCGGCGGTAGCGGCGCCCCAAGTTTCTCTTCAAGCTGCTTGCGGTAGCTGAACCCAAGGTGCTCCGCGATGTGCGCCTGCAGCGACATCATGATCTGCTGTGCCTGGGGATTCTGGCCGATGGTCTGGGCGATCATGGGGTCCTGCATAAACGCCGTGTGGGTGGCGATATGGGCATCGTGATCTTGGTAGATGAACGCCTTGATCGGCTTGCCCGTGAGCGCGTCCATGTTCTCGCTGACCGGATCGGTCGGTTTCGCGTCGTCCTTAGTAGGAACAAGTTTGTCGGCATTCTTGATGCCAAGCACCTCGATCATCTGGCGATGAAGCTGAGGGAGGTCGTAAATCTGAGGGGCCTGTTGCGCCATCTGCAACACTGCTTGGTACTGCACGACGCGCTGGGCCATGGTGCTGCTGTTCGGGTCGCTGACGGGGATCACGTCCACCATCATGTAGTCCGCCTGCCGGGCACCTACCTCGCCTCTGTGCGGCTGGTATGCGTACTCCGCCGGGGCGTACTCGGCCATGATCCGCTTGAGCATCTTGAACTCTTGCTTCATGGCGTAGTGGACCCGAGCCTGCACCGCAGCCATGGGCTTGAGGGTTCGCTCAAGGAGCGCCAGCGTGGTTCCGACTGGGGCGTTGGCCGACATGTCGGAGATGTTCATGTCACTAATAGCGCCCAGGCGCCGCCCTTCCGTCGTGATCTGGTTCAGGAGGGCCAGCAGGGTCTGGCTAGGCTCCTTGTAGGGCAGGGGCATGATGTTGTCGCGGATAGACCCGCTGGGCACGTCCACGTCCTTCCACTCGCCGGGCTCAATGGGTGTGTCGTCACCCTTAATGCGCAGCCCACGGGCCTTGAGACCCCCCGGAAGGTTCGATAGCGTACCTGCATCGACTAGCTGGCGGATGAGGGAAGTGCCGGCCTTAGCGTAGCCACCGATGATATGAATGAGCCCTAGGCCGTAGAATCCGAAGCCGGGCACGTAGACGTAGTGGACGAAGTGCTGGCGCTTAAGGGTGAGGGGATCATCAGGGTTCCAGTTTCGGCGGATAGCCAAAACTTCGTTGGTCCCCTGCTCAATGGTGACGACGTAGGGCTTGGCAATGTCATCCTCGTCGTCGATCCCTTCGATCACCAAGTCCGCATGGATTTCGTAGATCGCAAAGCGGTTGTCCTCATTGAGTGAGTACCCGCCTTCCTCGGCCTTCCGCTCTTCGATGTCGGTGTGGTACGGCTCGGGGTCACCCAGCTCTACGTCGCGATAGAACCCAGCAGCTTGGAGCTTACGCAGCTCGTTCTTGGTCTTGCGCATGATGTGGGTCACGCGCTCTGCGGTCTCAATATGCGACGCGCCGTAGGGCACAATCACGTCTTCCGCAGGGATGTAGACCGCTACCTGCCGTCCCATGTTGGGGTCGTAGTAGACCTTTTTGAAGGCGGAACCGGCGAGGCCAAGGCTGTAGAGCATCCGTTCGTGCTCGGAGCGGTACTCCACCATGCGCTCGGTC